CATGGAGGACGAGCCGGATCTGGTCGGCATCATCGTCAACCTGATCGACTACACGATGGGCGCCGACCGCGGCGGCGAGGTGTCGTTCTTCGACGACTTCGACATCGACTACAACCAGTACAAGTACCTGATCGAGGCCCGCGCCTCCGGCGCGCTGACCAAGATCCGGTCCGCGCTGGTCATCAAGCAGGCCGCGGCGGGCGCGACCCACGCCACCCCGGCAGAGCCGACGTTCGATTCGGACGCCTCGACGATCAACATCACCGACACCACCGGCGTCACCTACCGGCGCGGCGACACCAACGCGGCCGTCACCCACGCGGGCTCGCCGTACACCGTCGACGAAGGGGTGGACCTGACCATCTACGCCGTTCCGAACGGGGGCTACTTCTTCGACAACAACGTCGAGGACGAGTGGACCTTCCGCGGCACGGCGGGCGCGTAGCTCGCTGACCTGATCCGATGGCGAGGTTCCACGGGCGGGTCGGGTTCGGTGCGACCGTAGAAGGTCAGCCGGGCGTGTTTGCTGACCAGATCGTGGAGCACAACTTCTATGGCGACGTTGTTCAAAATAGGAGGAATCTCCAACAAGGGGAGAACCTGAACAAGGATCTCTCCGTCAGCAACTCGATCAGCATCGTGGGAGATGCTTACGCACGTGAGCATTTCTTCGCCATCCGTTACGTGGAATGGGCGGGGCAGCTTTGGGCAGTGACTTCGGTCGAAGTCCAGGCTCCCCGCCTCGTTCTGCAGCTGGGGGAGGTGTACAATGGCCCCACGGCTGCTACTCCATGAAACCTTCAAGGGAATCACGGAGCACGTTTACTTCCAGCCTCCGGAGAACATTCGGATGGAGTATCCGTGCATTGTCTATGCGCGGGACGGAGCTTCAACGGATCACGCGAACAACGGGCTGTATCGACACGCCAAGCGGTACCAGGTCACGGTCGTAGACCGAGATCCCGACACCGAGATCGCAGACAAGGTCGAAGCACTGCAGTACTCGGCTTTCGAGCGTTTCTTCGCAGCCGACGATCTCAATCACTACGTCTTCACCCTCTTCTTCTGAAAAGGAGCCCTTTCAGCATGACCCAGCTCACCTGGGACAACGTCGGCGAGCGCCAGTACGAGACCGGCGTCGACCACGGAGTCCTCTACCAGCTCGACGAGACCGGCGAGTACGTCGATGGCGTGGCGTGGAACGGTCTCACCACCGTCACCGAGTCTCCCTCGGGCGCGGAGTCGAACAAGCAGTACGCGGACAACACCGTCTACGTGAACCTCATCTCGGCCGAGGAGTTCGGCGGCACGATCGAGGCCTTCACCTACCCGGACGAGTTCGGGCAGAACGACGGGTCCGTCGAGCCCGCGGTGGGGCTCGCAGTCGGCCAGCAGGGACGTCGTCCCTTCGGACTGGTCTACCGCACGCTCATGGGCAACGACACGGACGGCCAGGACCACGGCTACAAGCTGCACCTGATCTACGGCGCGCAGGCCTCGCCGTCGGAGAAGGCGTACGCCACGGTCAACGACTCGCCCGAGGCGATCGCGTTCTCGTGGGAGTTCTCGACCACTCCGATCACGGTGTCCGGCCACAAGCCGACGTCGCTGCTGACGATCGACTCGACCACGTCGGACGAGGACGTCCTCGCCGAGCTCGAGGAGATCCTCTTCGGCACGGTCGACGACGAGCCCCGGATGCCCACCCCGGACGAGGTCATCGCCCTGTTCACCGGGGGCGAGGTCAACGTGGACATGGCCGTGGCCGCCAGCCAGCCCACGTTCGTCGAGGGCACCGGCGTGATCACCCTCCCGGCCGTCACCGGCGTCCAGTGGAGGGTCGGCAACGTCAACAAGGCCCCGGGCGCGCAGCCCGCGCTCAGCTCGGGTCAGTCGGCGACCGTCCGCGCCGTGGCGACGGCGGGCCACAACCTGGTCGGCGACGATCGCTGGACGTTCAAGCGGCCGTAGCCGCCGCGATGTGCACGGGTCGTGACTTCCAGGTAAGGGTCGCGGGGCGTCGAAAGCATGACCTTCACTCTCCGGGGTCGCTGCGGTCGATGGGAGGGACGTAACCGGGCCACCCGTGCACAATAAGTTGAAAGGAGGACCAGGGAATGCTCACCATCATGGTTGGAGCCACCGATGTCTACGACGAAAGCTCCGAAACCTTCGGGGCTCAAGGCGGATTCGAGCTTCAGCTGGAGCATTCCTTGGTTTCCCTTTCAAAATGGGAGTCAGAATTCGAAAAGCCCTTTTTGGGCAAAGCAGAGAAGACACGGGAAGAGGTTCTGGCCTACATCCGTGAAATGGTTTTGACTCCAAATCCCCCGGGGGATTTTCTCCAGAAACTTTCTAAAGAGAACCTCGAGTCCATCAATGCCTATATGGATCGTAAGATGACGGCTACGTGGTTCTCAGACCAACCGGGTGCTCCCAGATCCAGCGAGGTCATCACCGCGGAGCTGGTCTACTACTGGATGACGGTGTTCAACATTCCGTTCGAGTGTGAAACTTGGCATTTGAACCGTCTGTTTACCCTCATCCGCATCGCCAATATCAAACAGGCCAAGCCGAAGAAGATGAGCCGTTCCGAGGTCGCAGCTCGCAACCGAGAACTCAACGCCCGGCGTAAGGCACAGTTGGGCACAAGGGGGTAATCAGGTTGGATCGAGATCAGTTGTTCCTGCGATTTGTGCGTGCGTTGTTCGTTCTCATGCTTCTGTACGGTCTCGGCATGATCGTCGTGATTCTCTTCGGCGAATACAGCATCGGATCGAAGATGGTCGGTACGTTCGGATCGATGTTTGCAGGGCTGCTAGGACTAGGGTCGGGGTATATTCTCGGCCGACAAGAAGGCGAATCGAAGAAGAATGGAAAGGAGGACGCGCATGTCCGTACTTGAATGGGACAAGGTGGGGGATCGTCGGTATCAGACCGGCGTCGATCGCGGAGTCCTCTTTCCGCCGAACAGTCCGGCGGTGCCGTGGAATGGACTGACCTCGGTGCAAGAGAATGTCAGTCGAGAGGTGAAGAGCTACTACCTGGATGGAGTCAAGTTCCTGGATCATCATGTTCCGGGGTCATATTCCGCCACGCTGTCAGCTTTCACCTATCCGGACGAGCTGGACAAGCTCCTCGGCATGGCCGAGTATGCTCCGGGAATCTTCCTGCATGATCAGCGCATCAAGCTGTTCCACCTGTCGTATCGCACGCTGATTGGCAACGACGTCGACGGCACGGATCATGGCTACAAGGTCCACATCGTCTACAACATCCTCGCCGTGCCGAGTGACAAGGCGATCAACACGATCAGCGATCAGGTGGCAGTCGATCCGTTCGAGTGGACCCTCAGCGGTACACCAAACTTGATGTTCGGGGTGCGTCCGACGGCGCATATTTCCCTGGACTCTCGACTGATCACTCCCGAAGCTCTCGAGCTGGTGGAGAATCTGCTCTACGGCACTGACGATGTCGATCCGAGTCTTCCGCTGCTCACCGATCTGCTCGCTCTGGTGGACGCCCTATGAGCCGCTTCCAACTTGGTGGCCAAGGGTCTCCCATCCCCAACATCGCCCTACCCGACCCCAACCTGAGCTCGGATCTGCCGGTCCAGTCGCTCGAGCTGGTCGACGGAGTCCCCTTCGACAAGGCGGACTGGGTGGCTTTGGGCTATACCCACTACGAGGTTTGGTGCATCGGTGGCGCTGGTGGACTCGGGGCTATGCCAGGCTATCCGGTGTTTCCCACGATCTTCACCACGGAAGCGATGCCCGCGGATGTCTGGGCGGCGAGCATGGCAGCTCAGGCGGCCTACGACGCACAGCTTCAACCACCTTGGGATTTCGACGCGGTCGATTGGCGTTTCAGCTATATCGAGCCGGGTAATCCCAACTATCCGGTGGGCGGGGTGCCGGGAGTGGACTACGGTTGGCCGCACAGCCACCGGCAGTGGATCGAGCACAATAACCCAGGGCATTTGGGGAACGTCACCACTTTCCTAACTCCGTTCACGGCTGAGA